GCTTTTGAATCTTTTTTTAATTTTGATGGTTTTGTTGTTACTGCTGTTTTAAGTTTTGAACCTGGATTAGCTGCTCTATAAGAAGCTACACCTTTTTTATTTAATCCTCCTGATTTACTTTTACCTTCTTTACGTTGCCATGCCGCAGTTTTTGCCATTATGCTGCCTTTTTATTTTTCTTTTTTGAAAATGTTGCAACGTTAGTTGGTTTTCCACCTGGATTACCTGCTGCTCTTTTTCTTCTGACTGCTGATTTTCTTTGACTGTCTGTCATGCTTGCAGCTTTTGATGCGGGGACACATTTAGGATAACCACTTCTTTTCTCACCTTTGCTTCTGCCACAAGGTTTAAAGCCTCCACCCTTTTTAGGTGCGCCTATGTCCACCCATTTGTCTTTAACCCATTTACGTAGACCGTTTTTTGCCATTCTTTTTACCAATAACCGATTTTAAAGTTTTAGCTTGACCCGCATGTAATTTAGATGCTTTGTTAAGTCCTTTAATAACTTTTTTTACTTTATTTTTATTTTTTGGTTTAAGCATAACTAGTTGACTTTCTTTTTCCTTCCATTACAGCTCCACACCCTCTGGCAACACCGCCATTATTCATATGTGATACTTTTTTTCTAGATTGCGATAGTTTATTTCCATCACCAATCATTCCACCACTAGCTTTTTTATTTTTCTTGCCTCCTGGTGTAATCTTTCCACTACAAACCCCGCTTGCATACATATTAGCATAAGCGCTAGGGTAGACATCGAATTTGGCCTTGGCTGCCGCTTTTCCTCTTGCACATAATTTGCCCATTTTAATTATCTCCTCTTTTTTTAGTGTCTCTGTCTTTGTCTGCTTTGTCTAAAGCAACGTTTGCACGTAATTGTGCAATGTCTTCTTGACTTTCTATCTTTTCTCTAGCTAATTTATCAGTTTGCATTAGTTTTTTCTCATCCAAAGCTTGTTTTTCGCCCATTGCTTGTGCTTTTAACTCTAAATCGTCCTTTCTAAGGTTAATTTCTTGTTGTTTTAAGTCCACAAGTGGATCAGAACTAGAAGTATCCATCATTTCTTGCTCTTCTGCAACCATTTGTTCTATAATTTCAGCTATTTTTACTGCAACACCACTTTCGGTACGTTGTGAAAGCTCTTGTTGTTGCTCTGGAGTCATTTGACCTCCTGTTTGTGCCATAATTTGCTCCATTTCAGGTGCTATTTCTTGTTCTACAATCATTCTAGCCATAAAACTAACGTGTTCCGTAATATGTGCTTGTAAAATTGTCATTGTTGCAGGATTATTTTTAACTAATTCTGATGACATAAAGGCTCTGTGTGCTCTTATGTGAGCAGAATGATCTTGTTCAGGGAAAGGAATAGGTGGCATACCGTTTAAAGTTCCTGCATTTTCAATTGCAGGATCTTGTGCCTGTGGTTCTTGAGGTGCTGGTAATAATTTTTCTATATTTTGTACACCTAAAGCAGAATACATTCTTGAATATGCTTCTCTTAAATCATGCATCTCAGGATTTGATTGAGCTAATTGTAATTGAGATTGAGCAAGAGTTACTCTTTGTGCCATAGAAAAGATGTTTGGATCTGAAACAGGTATAACATCTACTCTTTCATCAAAGTCTGCTTTTTTAACTGATTGTTCTCCACCTGATACCATGTAAGGATAATTTTCAGGTAGATAATCAGCAAAAACTTTTGCTAATAATTTAAATTCTGTTTTTTGTGCATAGTGCAATCTTTTATGAATAGCTGACATAACTTTCATGCCACGCTCTAAGATGGCCATAGTTGTTCCAACAGGCTGTTGCTGACTACCAGCATTCTCACCCATCATCATATCTGCTACACCAGCAAATCTTCTTCCTGCATCTACAACAAAACCCAATAATTGAAATAACGTTGCACTAGGTTCTTTGTAAGGTAATGGCATAAGTGACTCACGTAAATTACCACCAGGTGCATCTACATCTCTCCATTCGCCAGGATTAATTGCTTCATCATCATCTCTAATTCTTAAACCTCTAGCTTTGAAACCAGCAGGTAAGTTAGATAAAGTTCCAGCATCTACCAATTGACGTAGAGCTGCAGTTGCGGTTCTTGATAAACCACCTAACATGTGAATTAAACCAAAGCCATAGAATCCTAGGCCAGGTAAGAATTTAAAATGTGTGAAATACTCTTTCTTTTTACGTAGAGGATCACCTTGATTCCAGTTTCGATATATAGATAAAATTTGACCAGAGTCCTCATCAAGAGTTACAATATAAGGCAACATAATTCCTGTTTTTTTATTGTCAGCGCCCATGTCCTCAAAACCTGGTAAATCTAAATCAACATGCATTTCTAAAACATTGTGCTCTTCTTCTGCAAAAGAAATTTGTTCTACTCCAGATAGCTCATCTTGTTTTTCTTTTATGTCTGAAGGATTTGCCGTGCTTGGTGAAAGCTCCACATCTCTATAAAAACCAGAAACTTGATTCTTTCTTAAATCATTGTGTTTCATTTTAACAACGTGAGTAATTCTACCACAAGATTCTAAGTCAGTGATAAAATATGGAACGACCAAATCTTCTGCTGGTACAAATTTAGATACCGCTCTTTCTAATGTACCGTCATAATAAACTTTTTTAAATGCTGAACCTGCTAGAGGTAAATGAAATAATAACTGATCTAGCTCAGGATCAAATTCTTGCATCTGACAAGTAATCTGATAGTTCATAAATTGTTTAATTCTTTCAGCTTGTTGTTCTACCTCAAGACTAGGTGCTCCCATTATTTCTGTTCTAACGGGACCTCCTGGAGGTAGTAATTCTTTGTATGCTTGTGCTTGAAACTGTGTGACTGCTTCTGCAAGTAGTGGATGTGTTACACCTGCAGCTCCTGCAAAAGGTTTTGATCTTTCTTCGTATTTAAATCCAAGAAGATCTAATCCGTCTTTGTATGTCTTTTCCCAATCGGATCTAGAACTTTTATCGTCTTCAAAGTTTTTTTGTAAATCAGAAGATAATTTATCTAATAAATCATCTTCCATAAATTCTGCTATGTTCGCAAAATAGTCCCCTTCAGATTGTTTTTTATTAGGATCAAAATCTAAAGTGACCCCTCCATCTTCTTCTTCAATAATTTCATATCCTTTACTGGTGTTCTCAGGCTCTGTTAATTGTATTTCTTCTCCTACACCCTCTACTTCAAGTGCATTATTAGCATTGGGAGATATATCTATTGCTGTATTTTGTATTCGTTTTTCTACCATCTACTGGCTCCTATAGGCGACAGTAACTCATTAACAGAAACTATCGGTGTGTATAATATACTTTTTTTCACAAGACCTCCATCTTTTTTATACGCTTTATATGGGAACAACATGTCAGGTGTCAATTCAATCATAAAAGTATCTACTCCCTCTCCTGCCATACCAAATGTCACTTTTCCCACCTCTACTTTAGAACTTTTTGCATTTGCTATTTTATTTAAACTTTCTTCCACATTACCTGTAAAGTGTGTGCCAGTATGGTCATTTAAGTTTGGACCACCATATTGCATATCATAAGCAACCATTTTACCACTTCTGTTAGGATCATCTGGTGAGAGTTCTACTCCATTACCACCTCTATAAGCTTTGACAGCTTTATTAGGTGCTACACCATAATGAGAAGGTGCATCTCTGTTTACTTGTAAAGCTCCATTTTCATCAAAATAAAATCTTTTCTTAGCTGCATTGTAGACGTCATTTTTAATTATAGCGTCTACCCAATCCTTTTGATCTTTAAAAGGTATGTTAGGAAATAATTCTCTAGCATCTATATTATCAATAGAAGCATTTATTGTAGCTAATGCCTGATCTCTTTTTGTTGCGGCTTCTCCTAATTGTTTAAAACTTTCTTTAGTTAAATCATCAATATCCATTTTAGATATTTTTTCAAATATTTGATCACTTACAACTAATTGATCTAATGATTTTTTAAGTTGTTGATATGTAGCAGGCATAGGTCTAAAAACATTTTCTAATTTTTTATAAAGTAGTTCTAATCCTTCGTTTCTTCCTATTTGTTGATTTTGACTTCGATTTATAAATTGTCTAATCTCTTGCTTTAAGTTTGATTTTAGAGAAGCGGCTTTTTGCAGAAAGTCTGACTGTATTTCATCTGCTACATTTACAACAATATCTCTGTTGTTTAATTTTGCAATTCGATTACTACCCAATGACCAACCTATGACATATGGTTCTCCATCTAATTTATTTTCTTGCGTCATAAAATCGTCACTACTTCTGACTTCACGCATGTTTCTATGACCTTCATACCTACTTATCTCAGAAGGTAGAGATCCTATGTCTCCTCTAATGTCTTTAGAGTCTAGCCACAATACTCTTTCTGTTCTTGAACCACCAATATAATCATCTTGTCTTCCAGAGTTACCGTATTTTAAATTACCTGCTTCATCACTGTAGGATACTGTTTGAATATAATTAGAAGGAGATGTATCTACTAATTCTTTTATTTCTGCAAAAGTTATTTTCTCATCATTTGTAAACTGTCCTGTCTCCCTGTTAAATCCACCTTTTTTATTTAAATAAGATCTTACGTAAGAGTCATACAGTTCACCTTCTTTGATACCTTTAGATCTAAACCAATCGTGCCATTCTTTAGCTGACATATTAACAGTGTCATTTGGCACTGTAACTCCCTTGATTGTCAAATTACCTGTGTCGGTGTTTATTACAGAATTTAAATCTGAGTAAAATAATTTGTTATTCCCAGAACCAATAGCATTCTCTGGAACTATCGTAGAAACAAGTGATGTTCCTGGTTTTGTTGTTTTGGATTTTTTTACTTTGACAGGTACTTCTATTTCTTTCACAGTAAATTGTTTACCTTCTAAGTCACCTAGCTTTAATGCTTTTTGTTGTGCATCATCTATGCTTTTACTTTGATAAACTTTGTTACCGTTCTCATCAAATATATTATACCTCTTCTCTAAAATAGGTGCTTCAGGTGGAGATAATTGTTTTACGGTTTCTGTTTTCTTTACAAGCTTTGGTGTGTCACCCAATAAAAAGTTTTTAGGTAGAGGTAATGCTTCTGCTTGAGGAATTATAAAGTTACTAACTGCTGAAGCAGCTTTTGATAAAAATGATTGCTCTTCTTGTTCTGTTTCCACTTCTCCTCCTTGGTTAAATGAGCTTAAATAACCCTTTTCATTTTTAATATCCGAAGGCTTTAATTTATTTTCTATGGCATAGTCTAAAATTTCTTGAAGTCTTGTTGCACCTATTTCCACTCTTTGATTTAAAGTAACTGATTTAGGGTCTTCAATACCATAAATTACTGTGTCTTTTTTACCACTTTTTTTTGTAATAGGAACTATAGTTCTAATTAGTCTGTCTTTATAAATTCCATCTATTACTCCTGATACCTCCTGCATCAATTCATATTGATTATTAAATTTATTTAAATTTGGCTTATAGCCATAGTCTTCTAATATATCTAATAATTTTTGATTTATAGGATTTTTTCTAGTTAGATCTTTGTTATTAATTTTTAAATCAGTAATTTGCGAAAATTCTTTTTTTAATCCCTCTTGATTTAATATATCTCCTAAAATGTTTGCATAGGGATCTAATTTAACTTGTAAATAGTTATAAGCTTGAAGGTGAGGTTGTATAAATTCTGTTTCGGTTCCAGCACCTTTAAATCTTCCTACATTTTGTAATCTACCACTTCCCTCTGTTCTAGTAACAAATAATGGGATATCATGTGTTTTGTCAAACTGTAGAATTTTATAATCAATTTTATTATCTTTATTCAAAAGGTAAGGTCTGTATTTTTCATTTTTAGCCAACTCATTTAAAATGTCACGACCCGCCACATTTGCATTTGTTCTTTGTAATTCTAAATTAACATAAAGAGGAAAGTCTTCTAAATCTTGGTCACTCATGTATTTATTAATAAAGTCTTCTGTGGTTAATTTTTCATTACCTTTTGTTTGTTTTATACTACGAAACTTATCGTACATATAATCTTGAAAAAGTTTAAAAGGAGATACTGTTTCAACTTTGTATTTTCCCGCTCTTCTTAAATCGTTAATTTTTTTAAAAGTTTCAGGATCAATATTTTTAAAATATTTATTTAAGTCAGCTTTGTTTGAAAAAATTTCTGCTGCCTCTCTGTTAAAAATTTTTCTTGGATCATTAGTTTGTCCTTTTACAGTATTCCCTCTGATAACTATGTCGTCTATCTTTTGTTTTAATACAGGATCGCTTGCCGTGTAACTGTTAAGAAGGGTAGGGTCCATACCAATTGCATCTGCAAGCTCTACTCTTGTTTTATAGAATATGTTGTTTTGTAAAGCATTATTTACAACTTGATTTATTTTTTCTCTACCTATTTCACCTGCTTTAGAAGTAGCTTTCGATAAACCCTCTTTTGCGTTTAATTCGATTTTTGCAAATTTTTCATCCGAAACTAAATTATATTTTAAAAGATTGTTTTTAACTCCAGATTTGATTCCTCTGTCTTTAAGAAGAGGGTTAAGATTGTTTTCTTTTATAATACTGGCAAAAGATCCATCTAATTTATCTATAGGAGTGTTATCTATTATTTCAGCTAATCTTAAAATATTATCTAATTCTTTCTTGTTTTTAAATTCTTTAAAATTTTTAGAATCAGAATAAAATTTTTCTCTAGGATTTATTTTATTTTCCTTTGAAAGAAGATTAGAAACCTCTTGCACTTTTTCAGGAGGAAGAGTATTTATAATATTTTTTAAAGCACCGAAGTCTTGTTTACTTAATGCTTTTCTAATTGTGCTAACTACTCCTGATCCAATACCCGCAACGTCTGCTACATCAACAAATCCAATTAAATAATTTGCAAGATCTTGACCTTCTAA